TCACGTGATTTTATAACTACGCACGACTTACAAATAAAGGCAAGGTAGCCTTTACCTGTCTTTGAGAACTAATCAAGACGTTTAGTTTCTGAGCACTTGGAGCACATCCTAAGCTCAGTCACGCCCACTTCTCCTTCGTGGAAAGCACCAGCTCGTACTGGGCTACGGCTCGTCCGACGCCCGGAGGGAGTCCAGGTAGATCCTGCCTACTAGGACGAATGAGTGTGAGCACGCGGTGAAGACCCCCGGACGGGAACACAGCCCCGACCGAGTCCATGAGATCTGTCGAGATCTTCCGCCCGAGTCGAGTGGCTTCCAAGATTCCAACGTTGCTGTACACCACTACTTGAACGGTGGGCCGATCCGAGTACCGGATATGCGGAGTCTGCCCTGACGGCATCTCCTCAACCCAGACGTACGCGGCCGAAGCCAGGGCGCTCTTCGAGATGTTCGCGGCCTCTGACTCACCATCGGGATGGGCATCCCAGCCCTTGGCCTTCAGTGCGTCTACGGCCACCTGGACCGGGTCAATGAGGGTCACAGGATGGCCCCCTTCAAGATATCGAGCCCGCGCACGAACCCCTTCTTGGAGTGCCAGCCGTTCTCAACGGCCAGGGCTCCAGGGCCTTCTAGGTTCACGAAGTGGTCAACGGTACCCTTGTCCTGGGTAACCTTGTGACTTCCGGTCTTATGGTGGCGGGCAAGATTAGCGCGGGCCCTAGCCAAGATCAGGTAGGCTTCATCACCAAGGATCGATTCAACGTCATCCGAATGGGCGATGGTTCGTTCCAGGCCCTTGAAGAGCTTGATCTTTTCCATCAGTCCTCCCCGATGAGCCACCACGGGCCATCTTCCGGATGCATGTCCGGGAAATAGCCGGGCGGAAGCGTGTCAGGGTTTCCAGCTCCGAGCTGAAACGACGTGTACCAGGTCAGCCCAAGCTTGCGCCACTCAGAATCAAGAACGGTCACGTTCGCGCGGGAATACCCGGGCTGGGTCTGCCAATCCTCAGTTCCTGGGTACGCTGCCTGAACCGCGTCGGTGATCCTAGCTGCGCGGAGCGCAACCGAGATCTCTACAGACTTCAGATTCTGAGCGTAAACAGCATCGGTTCCGGCCTTGGTCACAGCGTCGGGAAGCTTTCCCAGGATCGCAGACTCAGCATCCGCGAGGTACGCAGTTACCTGGCTGTTCTCCAGCGTATTCAGCGCACGGCCCAAGCGGACCGCGACATCAGCAGCAGTCGCTAGACTCATGCGAGATTCCTCATTTCGTCTACGAAACGGGCAAGTTCCCGCTTGGTCTGAGCTTCAAGTTCTAGGCCTCGGAGCCGCGCCATATCGGAGCGCTCCTGGTAATGGGTTCGGTCCTCCAAGAGAAGCCGCACCGTGCGTTCGTAATCGTCGATGTTGGCTCGCGGAATGAAGATCCCGGCATGCCCGAGACACTCGCCCAGCCCTGGAGTCGGATTCGCGATCACAGGAATCCCGTTCACCTGCGCCTCAGCGGCGACCATGCCGTAAGATTCGTAGCCCGAAGGCATAAGCGCAATCCGGGTCTTTCGCCACACGTCGCGCATGTCCTGAGTTACGGGCATGTACTCAACGTTAGGGATTCGGGGCTTCTCCTGAGTTCCGTGCGTGCCCTCGACGCCCAAGAATCGAACATCGGGCATACGTAGGGCAAGCTCCTGGAATACGCGTACACCCTTGTTCTCTTGGAGATTGACCAGGGTAACCGCAGATCCGGTCTCATCGACCGTGTGCCGTTCGAATTCCAGTGGCGGATGTACGACCACCTTTCCCGGAGTCAAGCCATCCCAGCCAGCGGCACCAGGACGAAGGATACGACCGGCCACCCAGTTGGTATTGAAAATCTCAAGCTCAGCATTCAAGGCCTCAATGTCCGCGATGTCGTACCGTTCGTTGTGGTAGACAGCGACAATCCGAGCCTCTGGATAATCCTGAGAAAGGGCTTGCACTACGCGGGCACCGGGCCCGTGGTGCGTGACGATGATGTCCGGTGCAAACGGGGGATCGTACCCCATGTACACAGGAAGTCCCTGGTATTCGTACTGAGGTACGTGACGATCCTCTCCGAACCCCAGGGAAAGAACAGCGACTTCAAATTCGTCCTTGGGCAAAGCGTCCAGCATGTGCTGTAGCATTCGCTCAGACCCAGCAGCCAGAACAGGCATCCAGCCGTGCACCACCGCCAGAACCCGGACCTTGCGATCTAGGTTCTGGCGGGGTACATCATGCTTGGTTCGAAGTTGCACAGGCTGCGCGCCCTGGGCGATCATTCGCATCATGACCTCTGTGGGGCCACTCATGAGAGTACCGCCCGAGCCGCGAACCTGCATTTCAACTCCTAGGTTGGATCAGCTGTTAGGAACAGCGTCCGTGAACTTCACGAAGTCCTCGGGGTCCGCTACGAGAACGCCTACGCGAGCCTCGATACGGACGAACACCAGGTTGTCCTGGAAAGCGGAAACCGTGGTACCGGCGCGAACCACCGTAGCGCGGTTGTCGTAGTCGACACGAATGTCACCGATCAGGCCGAAGAATACTCGGCTCCAGTCGCCAGCCCATCCAACCGTGGTTCCCTGCTTGACCTGGGTCAGCAGAGCGGACGGACGGCCCAGGAGACGGCCGTAACGCTGTACCGACTCGGTCTCGCCGACCATGGTGTCCGTGAACAGGGGGCGCCCGTTCAGATCTACAGCCTCGTTGAACAGAGGCTCAACCACAGCATCGAACGTGGAACCGGTCCAGGTGCGCGGGGATCCCGTGCTGGTGTCGTTAACCAGAAGCTTCAGGCCCTCGTTGAGGTCCTTCCACAGGCCACCCTGAGCGGGGAGCGTGGAACCAAGCTCGATAGCCTTGGTGGTCTGGTTGATGTACGACTGCCCAGCGATTCCGCCACCGGTGATGGCGAGCTGGTCAACCGCGCGCCCGAAGCCACCCTGAGCGTTAGCTACGATCTCGGCCAGAAGATTCATCGAGTTCTGGTCGGTTACAGCCTCTTCCGAGACTGGAACAATCGTAGCCCACTTGCGGATAGCCATAGGCTTGTTCGTGATCACAGCGTCGTTGATGGGCTTCGAGGTAGCCTCGTTAACCCATCCGCCACCGATGTCGGTGGTGAATACGGGAACCGTAGCACCCGATCCGGTCACCGTTACCCGCGTAGCGTTGCGGAGGACGAAAGAATCCTTGCGCGAACGCGTGAGCAGGGGAGCGGCCTCAGCCTGCGGGATGATAAAACTTCCCGAAGTTAGTGTAGCCATGCTTACTCTCCTTCGATTTCTGCGAAGTGGCGGGCGATGGCGGCGGTGAGAGCGGTATGCTCATCCACCGGACCGGCCGCGCCGTTACCGTTTGTGCGGTCTCCCGTGGCTGGGCCTGCGCCCGCGCTTCCGAGAGACTGCTTGAACGCCTCGGCATCGGCCTTTAGCGCATCCGGGGAATCACCCTTCAGGCGATCCGCGAAACTGAGGTCCAGCTTGGCGTCACGTGCCGCGTTAATACGGGCAAGTTCGAGCTGGGTATTAGCGAACGCGGCGGTGGTCTGCGCGTGCTCATCCTGTAGGGCAGAGTACTTGGTGGTAATCTCCTGCGCCGCTGTGATCTTCTGGTTCAGTTCGTCCAGCTTCGAATTAGCCTGGCCCACAACCGTGTCACGCTCAGCAACCTTGGCCTCAAACTCCGAAGCCTTGAGCCGGTTGGTCTTCGCCTCTTCACGAAGTTCCCGAATGTAGGTCTGCGCCTCTTCGGGGTACGCGGAGATATCACGATCAGTCATGATCAGTTCTGCCCTTCAGGGTCAATAGTCTTGAGTTGCTTTACAAGCCCTGCGAGATCGGTCTTTCCGCCGTTAAGGCGAACGGCCTGCTTGTACTTCTCCTCAGCGGCCTTCACCTGATTTGCACCCTCGTAGTCGGTCTGGCCCTTCTTGACCAGAACAACTTCACAGGTATCGCCAGCGTGGAAATGCGCCTTCGTAGGGTCGGTACGCTTCGGCCCGATAGAGATCAGGACCGTGCAGAAAGGGCACGTAGGAGGAACAGGGTCCATGCGGGCCCAGCCCTCGAAGCGCTTATCTCGCATCGCGTAGTCGATCAGAGTTCCACGTTCTGCGTCCAGAGCCCAGTGTTCGCCCGAGCGCTGGATCTTCTGGACGTGCTCTTCGGTCACCATGACTGCTAGTGAGTCCTGATTACCCTCGGGGTTAATCGTCTTCTCCAGTGACTGAAGCCAGACCATGTCATCGAACCGGGTTAGCTTTGTAGGCTTGAGAGGCTTGGCCCCTTCCAAGGCCGTGATGTACTGCTGAGTAGCCAGTCGGCTGAGCGTGGATCGAGCACCGCGCACGTACGGAGCGGTACGCTTGCCCATGAGGCCCACCAGCGCCTTAGACGCGGTCCTACCCACGAAGGGGCTAAGAGCCTTGGCTAGGGCGTTGGTGAGCGTCTGAGAGGTGGTATCACGTACGTGTCGGGCCTGTACGGACTTCACTGAAGCTCCGGAGGCACGTTGTCAGCCGGTGGCTGAACAGCCGACTGCTGGGCTAGCAGGGCCTGGAACGCAGCACTGTCTTCCAGCTCGCGGATACGCTCGCGATCCTCGGGCGGAACCCGGAGGATGTTCCAGATCATCTCACGGTCTACTACGATCTGACCGCCGATAGGCTTGATCTGTGAAAGCTTGAGTGCGGCATCCGCCTGAGCGGACGGGGTAGGAGTTGCGGGATCCGCCCACTTGATCGAGGTACGGCCCGGGTTAGCGTCCATGATTCCAGCAACAACGGCCAGAACCAGGAGCAGAGGCGCCGTGAACTGATCGCACAGCTCTCGGGCCCGGATCTCTAGGCGTGCGTCATTCTCGCGAATAGCGTCACCCGAAGCACCCTGAGCCTCAGCCGAAATACCCCAGTACGAGAGCGGGATACCCGAGATCTCAGAAGCCTTACGTCCGTACAGCATTGCAGCCTCAACGAAAGGCTGAAGCTGAGCGGCGGCCCACTGATCGATCTTCACATCACCAGACAGGGCAAGGACAGAGTCCATGTACACCTGAAGCTGGGAGAGGTCCGAGAGCGACTCAGGGAGCGTAGCGATCAGCACACGCTGAGGAACGGCCAGAGCATCGGAGGCGATGGCCAGACCAGTGAGGTTACGAGAACCCTGGTCCTGAAGACCGTAAAGATCCTTGGCCTCAGCCCTACCGTACGGCTCGCCAGCTCGTGAACGATTCAGAAGTGGAACCATGAGCAGGCCCTTGTTGGGCACTGCGCCTTCGTTCTCCAGAAACCATGGATCGTTCGGGGACTGGCGCTGCATCACGTTAGGCTGAATAGCGAACGTGGCCCACGCACCGGGTACGTAGATCGTGACCCTCTGTGGGTTGACTACCGGGCCCTTGTTCTCGTACCACGGTGGCCTGTGGATGCGCATCACGGCCGTAATCTCGGCCGTGTCCGGATCCTCCAAGAATGCACCATCACGGCCTCGGATGGCCTGGAAGTTCACATTCCCGCCGCCCATGTCCACGGTGCGCAGATATCCGGTACCCGTGGCCAGAGACTCAAGAACAGCGCGGTTCAGCTCTCCGGACAGCTTGGTCCGAAAGTCTTCTACCGCGTCCTGATCCTCTGGCCACGTCACATCTTCGAGCTTGACCCGATCCGCAAAAGCGTTAGTCGCAACACGGACCGCTGGCCACGCGGTACGGTACTTGTACAGGTTCGGTGGGACACGGCTACCCATGTTGACCGAGCTAGGCTCGGCACGGAAGTAGCGGTCCGCACGCTCAAGGTACCGGGACTGATCCCGATAGACCTTCATCAGCTCATCAAGAGCCACGCGAGGGTCCATCACCATGAGTTCAGGCCTCCATCCTTGATCTGGTGCACGCGCGCTGGGCGCGGCTTAGGCTTGGGGTTGAAGTCCTTGGCAAGAGCATTAGCGGCCGAGTACGCCATCAGCGAAGCAGCCACGATATCCACGCGCTTGGTTGAGGACTTCGTGATCTTCCCGAACGAGAAACCCCACCTGTTAAGGCGTCGCTTCGCGTTAGCCCAGTGCGTCCGCGTGCTCAGGGTGGGCCGGAAGTGGATCTTCTTGGACTCGATCTCATTGACCAGAGCCTCGCACAGGTACGTCAATCCGCGCTGGTCCGATCGGTTATCCCGAATCAACTGACCAGCAGCGGAGGCCTTAGCCTGAAGCTTCTGTCCGTAATCCTTCTCCCAAGCGTAAACCCAGGACTCGAAAGGGTGGACGTCGCAAGCGGCGGCCACTACGTTCAGCGTCTCCATGTACGCCCTGAAACTAGCGTCTACCATCTCTTCATCGATTCGCCACTTCGGCGAGTTCGGATCCTGGATAGCCGGAGGCTCCCAGTATTGGAGGAGGTGGAACGAATGGTCCTCAAGACGGTAAGCCACGATCGCAGTGCCATCACCGGACAGCGAACCATCGAAGCCCAGAGTCACAGCGTCGTCCATATCGAGCGGACGAATGTTCTGGCCCAGTTCATCGAACAGAGGCATGGAGATGAGCGAATCATCGTCCGACAGGATCTGATTCAGATGCTCACGACGGAACGTCGTAGGAGACGTACCCGTGTCCAGGGCCTGGTTGACCAGACGACGAACGTCAAGCCAGAACGCGTCACCAGCGGCCTGCCGGATAGCCTCTTCCAGCTCATCCATGTTGGTGAGCTTCAGAGCAGGGTCAGCCTCTAGCGTGTCGTACAGGATCCTAGATGATCCGGACAGTTCGATCTGGGTGACGTACGCCTGATAAGTGCGCTCGGCATGGGAATCAAGACCAGGCTCGAACGCGTTACAGAACTCGAACAGTCGAGCACGACCACCGGGGTTCTTGGCAAGGTTCGACATAATGCGAATCATCGATGCGTGACCGCCGTTGGAGGCGATCCACTCCGAGACCTCATCGGCGAACACAGCCGTAGGGCGCGGGCCACGAAGAGCGCGAGGGTTGTTGGCGATCGCGGCCAGACGACCAGGACCGCCGCCCTCGATACGGTGAGCCTTGGTGATGGCCTCGATACCTATGGTCAGCCCGTACTTCTCGATGGCGGCTTCCGAGAAGGAAGCACGCGCGATGTCCATGATGGGCTTGGTCTGTTCCATCGTGATGGCGATGATCTGAATCCAGGGAGCAGGCTCAGGGACTCCGATCGGATACCCGTCCTCATCCCAGCCGCCGAAGCGGACCGGGCCACACAGCTCAGCGCACGCCA